AGTGACTGGCCTCACTCGGTGTCGTTCGGCTATCGAGTAGCCGCTGAATAAGTTTTTTAATAAGGCTCATTTAGAAACCTCCTTGTCTCATTTGTGTTCTTGCATTGACTTTCTGCTGTAGCTCGTAAGCAAGTGCTGTTGGAAACGTCGGCCACGGCACGAACGGGAAACCCTGCGCCTCTGTTAAATCTCTCAAAGCCTGTCTATATGTTTCCAGCTCGGTCCGGTCGGCGTCCTCTAAGGCACTGCGCTTGGCTCCTGCTGACCGCGCCACGGTGATGTCAGGCAGTTTGACGTAATCGTCTGTGTCCGAGATTCGCGCGTTCCTCTCGGCTTTAATCTCGTTGCTGTAGCGCTCTTTGCAGAAGTCTTCGGAGTTTTCAGGAAGGTCAGCCTGTGTGTAATATTTCCCATCAGCGCTCTGATACAGCTCATCCGTAATCAACTGCGATTTGACAGCAAACTGCTGACCTTCTTTAAATTTGACTTTGACTTTACCGATAAGCGGACGTTCTAAAACCTCCACCTTCATGTTGTCTTCTTTAAGGTCAGGCGTTGTGAATGTGAACAGGTCAAGTCCGTACTGGAAACCTTCAGGCCTGTTTAACGGCTCAATCGGAATTTCCTCTTGAACCTTGTCGCCCTTCAGGTACTTCTTATCAACCAGTGCAATCAGCTCAACAGAGCACGGCTCGACATGGAACCCTTGGGCGTCAGACAAGGACGTAATTCTGCCGTTGCCCATCTTCACGCCGTAAGCGGCCACGGGCTTAGATAGCGCCTTGGTTAGGTAATCGGCCTTGATTTCAGATAATGTAGTCATACTGCTCCTTATGAATCAGATTCGTTTTCGAGTGCGTCGATCTCTGCCTGCGTGGCGCCGTTATCTAAGCAGAGCTGTTTCAAGATCGGCGTAAGGTAAGCCTCCACAAGGGAGTTAAACGATGCAGTAACCCAACTAGAAATAGCCGTTGCAAACGATGCTGTAAACGCTGTAGCCCAACCGATGTTCGTTCGAGCTTGTGCCCGCTGAGCGTCTGTCAGGTTGTTCTGCTCTGTGTACAAAATTGCCGTCGGTGCCTCGCCCGTGTCGCCCTTCGGCCCGTCATTACCTGTATCACCCTTCAAACCGCGGGGGCCTTGAACTGAGAGCTTTATCCAATAGTTTTCGTTGGTAAGTTCTGTTCCTGCGGGCGCGGCTTTAATCGCTTCATAGACATAACCGTCGGCGTCCTTCACTCGGTCAAGAATGCTGTATGCGGTCGTTGCGCTATACGTGCCTTTCCACGTGTAACGCACCTTTCCGATATTAAGTGTTGGCATAGGTAGCTTCTACCTCCCCGTTGTCGTTAATTGAAAATTCAGCAGGCGCAAGACCTACATATTCGAGCTGAAGCATTCCCTCTCCATTTACTTGGAACTGCCCGAAACAGGTGGCGAACGGGCTTTGACCCATAGGGCCTTGAGGCCCGACACCACCGGCAGGCCCCGGACTGCCTTGCAAACCCCGCTCACCGCGGGGGCCGCGAAGGTTCGAGACTTTCGTGCCGACAGTGGCAGTGGTTGCCGTTACCGCGGTAATCCGGAACAAGTCGCCGTTAGTTGAATTGAGCACCAAGTCTCCCACCTTGGCGTAGGCAGAAGGCGTGAGATTAGTTAGCGGGAATGTTTCGTTCTCGGATACCGTCGGGCTTGTGCGGGTAGAGAACCCTGATTGCGAAGCAACTGTCTGAATCTCTTGGAGTATCTGCTGACAGGTCAGCTTGTCGTCGTTCGTTGCGCTGGCATTGGCCTGAGCTTGCGCCGCCAACGCTTCAATGGCTTGAAACGTCAGCATCATTGCGTCAATCTGTGCCTTGATCGCCTTCACCTCTGCAACGTCTGCTTCCACCGTGGCGTACACAGACTGAGCCAACTGCGCATACTCCCCGGCGGTCGCAGCGACCTCCAAGACTTCAGTCAGCACTTCTTCAGGCGTCTTGTCCTGCGTGTACGGCACGACAAGCGCACGATCCGCGAGAAGTCTCACCTGCTGAATCAAGGCGCAGAGCTTGTCAAAAACCTCGTTTAAAGTCTTAGGAGAAAAAGACCCGAGGTTCATTAGGTGCGTCTTTTGCAGGTAGGGAATGCTTGAGACAATGCGGAACTTCAAGTCGGCCGCAGGCGCCGTTGTAAACGTCACGCTCCCGCCCGGGTAGCCCTCTTGGTCTTCGTTAAGCGTCACCGAGTAGAGGTCTGAAGACATCACTTTCTCGGAGGACTCCCCCGTTGCCTCGTAGATCGTGATGTCGGTGCTTGCGTCGAAAACTTTGAAGGCGAAAGCATACGTCTTGGTGGAGCCGTCGCCCACCAAGAGCTGGGAACTCCGCGCTTCAGTTGAAATACTCATAGCTTCTCCTTTTTTCTAGGCAATTCTGAATGAGCGAAGTTGCGTCAAGTATCAGTATTCCGAATAGCCGAAGATGATTGCCAAGGGGTTGTCTGTCTTGCCGCGTTCCATTGCGTCAATACCCGTCATGGCTCGCGTGATCGGCGCCGCAGGCAGTCCGAAAATGGCGCCCGTCATGTTGGTAAGCGACTTCCAAAAAGCCATATCAAACTCTCCCTGCTCGACCTGCTGAGCGAAGCGGCGCACGTCTTGGAACTTCTTCATGCCCGACGGCCCTGTATAAGAATCCGTAATGCCTGCAAATTCACGCAGGAAAACGAAGAGTCCGAGGTTAAAGTCCACGACAGACCACGGTGCTTGTTCCACGCAGTGCTCCCACCAATCATCGGGGTCGGCTCCTGCGACGCCCGCTTTAATGCCTTCGCGCAGGAACGTCTCGATCACAGGCTGGAAGCAGAGGAGAAGGAGCGCGTCGGCGGCAAAAGCCATTCTGCCCTTGGTGTGTTTGCTCACCATCACGGTATTCAGGATGGAGTTAAAGAACGTGTAGAAGACCGTGAAGATTCGAGACAACGGACCGCCGCGCTCGACCGCGGACAAGTCCATAAGGCGGCCGCCGCCCTGCGCGTCAACCACTGCGCGGTCTGCTCTTGCTACCGCTTCTGCGTCAACGCACCCCTCGGAGAGCGCCTTCTCATAAGCTCCCAACCAAGTGGGCACGTCCACCAACATCTGAGTGAAGACAATCATGGAGTAGGCATAGCGTTCCACGTTGTTTCTGAAGCGTCCTAACGAGCTTTCGGAATAAGCCTGAATCTCGGCCAATTCTCTAAAGCGCGTTCTTGCGCGGTTCTCAAACGCACCGCTCTTGCCCGCGGCGAACTTGAAGGCCGCTCTCGGCCCCATTGTCAAAAAGCGCGATAAGCCCTTCGCCGTCCACTTATGACCGATGACCGCTGTGGTATTGATAATGCCGATGGGCTGAACAATAGCCGTGATGACGTTCAGACCCAACGCAGCAATAGAGATACCTGACGTGACCACCCGGGATATGGCGTCAAGACCCTCGGGCTGAGAGACATTCCCCGTGGCAATAGCTTTGCGCCACTCGTCGATAGCACCCACTGCACGAGGCCCCCAATAATCCGCGAGCGTCGGGCTGACTCGTTTCAGAATCTTGCCCGAGTTCACTACCCACTCTTCCCAAGCGAGACGGTGGATTTCCGCGTCGAGGCCCTCGAAGGCCGCACGCAAAGTCAGTGTCACGGCAAGACCTTCCACCTTCTTGGCGCGCTTTTCTAAGAAGCCTTTAGCGGTGTTCTGACTGCGGGAGGCCGCTGCTACCTGACTCAAGGCGTCTTTCATGTTGGCGAGCTCCTCTCCCTTCACGCTTGCCAAGCGATCGTAGACAATGGGGTAGTACCCGCCTTTCAGTTGTACGAGGGTGCCGTCGGCAAGCCGAAAAGAGATCGGGCGCGGCGGTACAAGCTCAGGCGTTCTGCCCGTTAAGCGCTTTGCCTGCGCCATAACTTCGGGCTGGAGCTCGGCGAATGTATCCCACACTTCTTGGACGGCTTCTAACTCTTCCTTGGTAAGGGTCTGACTCACGATTTGAATCAGTTCCTCGCGGGTGAGTTTGCGTCCGCCTGTCGCGGGTTTCCAAAGGGCAGAACCCGAGACCAAGCGGTCAAGGTTTCCGTCGTTGCCCATGTTGAGAGCCATAGCGATAACTTGGCTTCTTGTGAAGCTCGACTTCGCGAAGTCGTAGTAGCGTGCTTTCTCGAAAGTCTTGCGGCCGAGCACCTTGAAGGCTTTAAACAATCGCTTGGCAAAATGAACCTTCAACTGCTCCTCGTGCGTCGCCGCTTCGTCTGC